AACTATGCTAACGGCTCTCTTTCAAAGGGAGATTGGGTTGCTAAATATCCAGGAGTTCTAGGAAACAGCTTAAAAGTTTCTGTTATATCGCAAGGTATATCAAGCTTTTCAGGCTGGGCTTACTCAGGATCATTCGATTCTGCACCAGGAACATCTGACTATGCAATTTCAATTGGTAAAGCATCTGCAAATGATGAATTACACGTAGCAGTTATTGATGAAGATGGTCTATTCACAGGTACCGCAGGTACAGTGCTAGAGACTTTCGCATTCGTTTCCCAAGGTTCTGATGCTAAGAAGAGTGATGGTACTACTAACTATTACAAAGACGTTGTTAATCACAACTCTAAGTATGTTTGGTGGACAGACCATAACACTAACTTGGCTGAAGCCGGTAACCTTATTTCAAGTGTACCAGGAAACAGTTTTACAACCCACACAGGCGCAATGGAAGCTTCATTGGCCGGTGGATCAGATGATAATTCACCAACAGCTGGCGAAATCGCATTAGGTTACGACCTATACGAAGACGCTGAAAGCGTTGATGTTAATTTATTATTTGCATGTCCAGATGCTAATGGCGCAGAGACAATCGCAGAAGACCTAATCTCTATTGCAACAGCAAGAAAAGATTGTATGGCTTTTGTGTCTCCACCAATAGAGGACACAGTAGGAAGTTCAGCTCCAGCAACAGACGTAATGGCTTTTGCAAACGGACTTACTTCTTCATCCTATGCATCTTGTGATAGTTCAGCTCTATATGTATATGACAAATATAACGATGTATACAGATGGATCGGAGCAGCAGGACACATAGCAGGCTTATGTGCTAACGTAGATAGAGTAGCAGATGCGTGGTTCTCACCAGCAGGTGTTAACCGTGGTCAAATACTCGGAGCTACAAAATTAGCATGGAATCCTAAAAAAGCAGATAGAGATACATTGTACAAAGGAAGAGTAAATCCATTGGTTTCTTTCCCAGGACAAGGTATGATGTTATTTGGAGATAAAACTCTACTTAGCAAACCTTCTGCATTTGATAGGATCAACGTTCGAAGATTGTTCATAGTTCTTGAGAAAGCAATTTCTACAGCAGCTAAGGCACAATTATTTGAATTTAATGACGAATTTACAAGAGCAAATTTCCGTAATATGACGGAACCGTTCTTGAGAGACGTTAAAGGTAGACGTGGCGTTACAGATTTCCAAGTAATATGTGACACTACTAACAATACTGGAGCGGTTATAGATGGTAATAGATTCGTGGCAGATATTTATATCAAGCCAGCTAGATCTATTAACTTCATTACACTTAACTTCATAGCAACTAGAACAGGCGTCGATTTCTCAGAAATCGCCGGCTCATAAGGGGGAATAAATCATGGCAATATTAGGCGTAGACGATTTTAAATCTAAGCTCGTAGGCGGTGGTGCTCGTTCTAACTTATTTAAAGTTACAATGAACTTCCCTGGCTATGCAAATGGTGATGTAGAACTTACATCATTTATGTGTAAAACAGCTCAATTCCCTTCATCAGTTATTGGACCTGTTTTAGTACCATTTAGAGGAAGACAACTTCAGTTAGCTGGAGATAGAACCTTTGAACCTTGGTCTATAACGGTTATTAATGATGTAGGTTTTGAAGTACGAAATGCTTTTGAAGCATGGAGTAACGGTATTAACAGTCACAACGGAAATACTGGTTTAAGTAATCCTACTGATTATCAAGCAGATGCTGTTATTGAGCAACTTGATAAAGAAGGTAATACTACTAAAACTTATGATTTTAGAGGGCTTTGGCCATCTAACATCGGAGCTATTGACGTTTCATACGAAACTGCAGACACAATTCAAGAGTTTACTGTTGAACTGCAAGTTCAGTACTGGGAATCAACTGGAACCACTACCTAATTTAGGTTTATAAATATATTAGAAGAGAGGGATTAATTTCCCTCTCTGATGATATAGAGAGAAAATATAGAATGGCAGAATTTTTCGGATTCGAATTAAAAAGAAAGGGACAGGATAAAGAACTTCCTAAAGTCTCCTTCGTACCAAACACTGAAGAAGATGGCGCAGGCGTTATCCAAGCGGGTGGACATTTTGGTGCATATATCGATATTGATGGCGATAATGTCAAAAATGAAATAGACCTTATTATGAAATATCGTGATGTATCATCTCAACCAGAAGCTGATGCAGCAATAGAAGATATTATTAATGAAGCAATTGTTGGGGATCATGATGATGTCCCAGTAGATATTGTTTTAGATAAGGTTGAAGCCTCAGATAAGATTAAGAAATTAATCAAAGCTGAGTTTGATTATATATTAGAATTACTTAACTTTAATAGTTATTCACATGATATATTTAAAAAATGGTATGTTGATGGAAGATTACCATATCATATTATAGTTGATTCAGAAAATGAAAAGCTTGGAATTAAAGAGCTTAGATACATTGATCCAACTAAATTAAGAAAAGTAAAAGAGATAGAAGAAGAGGAAGATCCTGAGACAGGAGCTAAACTTATTAAATCTCAAAAAGAATTTTTTATATTTGAAGACATAGCTCTTGGAAAATATAATCAAGGTATTAAAATACATAAAGACGCTATAGCATATGCGACATCTGGTGTATTAGATAGTACCAGAAAAAGAATCATGTCATACTTACATAAGGCTATTAAGCCTGTAAATCAGTTAAGAATGATGGAAGATTCATTAGTGATATACAGAATATCTCGTGCCCCAGAACGTAGGATATTTTATATTGATGTTGGTAACTTACCTAAGGGTAAAGCCGAAGAATACCTAAGAGGTATTATGAATCAATATAGAAACAAATTGGTATATGATGCTAAGACTGGTGATATAAAAGACGATAAAAAGCATATGAGTATGCTAGAAGATTTCTTCTTACCACGAAGAGAAGGTGGAAGAGGAACAGAAATCACCACGCTACCAGGCGGCGAGAATTTAGGTCAGATAGATGATATTATATATTTCCAAAAGAAATTATATAAATCTCTTAACGTACCTATGAATCGATTAGAACAAGAAGCTCAATTCTCATTAGGTAGATCTTCCGAGATCACCAGAGATGAGGTTAAGTTTAAGAAGTTCATCGATAGATTAAGAAAAAGATTTTCAGACCTTTTCATACAGTTATTGAAAACTCAATTACTTTTGAAAGGAATATTAACTAAAGAAGATTGGGCAGAGTGGAAAGAATCTATTGTGTTTGATTATATAGAAGATAATTATTTCAGTGAATTAAAAGAAGCTGAAATGTACCAACAAAGGTTTGAAATGTTAAGTTCATTAGATGAATTTATGGGAACTTTTATATCAAAAGAGTGGGTTCAGAAGAATATTCTACGATTTAACGATGATGATATAGAAACAATGCAAAAACAAATTGATGATGAAGAAAAAGGAGGCGAACTTGACATGCCGGATCCAGATGATCCAAGGTTTGGCTAAGTTCTAAAACTTTTATTCGTATAAATATATAACACAGGAAATAAATAATGGAAATCGCAGATATTATAAAGAAAGTGGAAGATGGTGATAATGTAAATGCTAGTAAAGCATTTGATACAGTTATGGGTCAAAAGATGAAAGATGCTCTTGATGCCAAAAAGATAGAAATCGCTTCTTCTATGATCGACCGAAATATACCGGTTGAAGATCAAAAAGAAGCAGAATAATTACGGAGAATAACTCATGAAGTTAATTTCAGAGTATAACGATAGTAATATTAAGAATTATATTACCGAAGATAAAAAAGGTAATAAAAGCCACGTCATAGAAGGCGTGTTTATGCAGGCCGACAAAAAGAATAGAAACGGCCGTGTATATGAAAAAAAGATTTTAGAGTCAGCTGTTAAAAAATATGTAAAAGAACAGGTGACAACTGGTAGAGCGGTTGGTGAGTTAAATCACCCAGAAGGACCGACTATCAATCTAGATAAAGTTTCACACAAGATTACAGACCTTCAATGGGAAGGAAATAATGTTGTTGGAAAGGCATCGATACTTAAAACCCCTATGGGTCAAATCGTTGAAGGTTTGCTCGAAGGTGGAGTTAAGCTCGGTGTATCAAGTCGTGGTATGGGAAGTCTTGTACAAAAGAATGGCGCTAGTTACGTGAACGGTGACTTTATGTTATCGACAGTAGATATAGTTCAGGACCCTTCAGCTCCAGAGGCGTTTGTCAATGGAATTATGGAAGGTGTTGAATGGATATGGGATAACGGCATTTTAGTAGCACAAGATATTGAATTAATTGAGACTGAAATAAAGACAGCCAAGTCCACCTCATCTTCGGATGTGGAGATTAGAGCATTTAAGAATTTCCTCTCGAAACTTGTAAATAAATAACCTTAAATGGGGGAATACGACATGTCAGAAGACGTAAAAAACGCTGAAGAACTGTCAATTGATGAGCAAGCTTCTGAAACAAGCGAAGAGCAACTAGATGAAACACAAGTAATCGACGAAGCTCCAGCTGAAGAGGAAGTTGAAGCACAACCAGAAGAAGAGCTAGAAGAAGCTAAAGTTAAAAAGGAAGAAGATGAAGACGAAGTCGACGAAGACGAAGACGAAAAAGAAGTCGAAGAATCTGCTCCTAAAGCTATAGCTACTCCTAAAACTAAAGCTGGTGTAATTCAAGCCGCTGTTGATATGCTAAAATCAGCCAAAAAAGAAGACGCACAAAAACTATTTGCGAAAATGGCAGCGATCTCTGATGATGTAGATGAAGATAATGACGAAGAAGTTAAAGACGCTGATAAAGCTCTTAAAGCATCTTTGCCTAAGAAAAACGAACTCAAAGCTAAAGCGAAAGTTGAAGCTATCGATTTCGAAGAAGATCTTGACACTATCATCAAAGAAGAAGCTACACTTTCAGATGGATTCCGTGATAAAGCAGGCGCAATTGTTGAAGCAGTACTAACAAGTAAATTAGCTGAAACTGTTGACCGCTTAGAATCAGAATATGTGCAAAACCTAGAAGAAGAGGTTTCTGAAATCCAATCTTCATTAGTAGAGAAAGTAGATTCATACTTGAACTACGTTGTTGAAAACTGGATGAAAGAAAACGAAGTTGCAGTAAGCACAGGACTTAGAACTGAAATTGCTGAGGACTTTATGACTTCTTTACAATCAGTGTTCAAAGAACATTACATAGAAATTCCAGAAGGCAAAGAAAACTTGTTAGATGAACTATCTGACCAAGTAGCTGAGCTTGAAGAATCTCTAAACAAAACCACAGAAGATAACATCAAACTTCACGAAGCTAATAACGTTCACGTTAAAGCTGACGTAGTAAGAGAAGCATCTTCAGGGCTTGCAGAAACAGACGCTGAGAAATTAGCTAAACTTGTGGAAGATGTTGAATTTGATAACAAAGAAACTTTCGAACAGAAAGTAGCTACTATCAAAGAATCATATTTCAAAGGTGAAGTTACTGAATCAGAAGACGAAGTAAATAGTCTAGCAGGTGAAGACCAAGCATCAATTGCTGAATCCTCAGAAGCTATGTCTAGATACACTCAAGCTATAACTAAATTTAATAAGTAATCTAATAGGGGAAAACAAAAA